AACAGAAGAGGCGTATTTCGAGGCGCTATATAAGAGCGGAAAGCTAAAGAAATTATTAGAAAAGTTCGAGCCAAAGTGATTTGATTAACATATTATGGGTGGTTAATAATCGTATTTTTTAACGCTAGGTGGTTATGTATGGACGAGAGAGTTTTGCAAGATTTGACTAAATTTGGCGATTTGGTATCCAGTTGTCGAGAAAGAATTAAATTTCTACAATCCAGATTGTCCCTCCTTGACGAAGAAAAAACAACAATCCGAAAAGAAATCTCAGATATTCAAAATGAGCTTGCAAAAGTCCGCGGGTTCTCAAGGAAGGGTTCTGTTAACAAAAACAAAAGAGCCAGACCCGGTACGGTTTCTCTTGCAAATGAGTTTTTAGAGAAAAACTCGGCCACCATGGATGAAATACTCGATTTTTTAAGAAAAAAGAACGCGCTTATGCCTTCATCTGGACAGATGATTTCAAAAGAAATCAAACTTGGGCGATTCATTGAGGGCGCAAACGGCAAGATACGCCTTCCTAAAAAAATTGGGATAACCGGAAAAGAAAGAGCATAGCTTGCCCGCGTCCTTATGATTGGCTTGGATAAATCGTAATGGGTAAATCGATAGTATTAGTATTTACTACTAATTTTGTTGCATATTTTGGTTTCGATTTTTCTTGCCAATGTTTAATTGTTGGTAGAAGTGTTTTTCTGTCTCTGCTGGATGCAACGGCCATTAGGCGATCATAGTTAATATGAGGTTCGCCAGAATGATGCAAAAAAGAGCCAGAATTAAAGCATCTGAGCAATGAATTCAATATATCATGATTATTTATAAAAACCGCATGATTAAGAACGTCCATGCAGCAATTAATATAAATAGGGCCGTTATCTTGAGCGTAATTTATAATATGATTTACAACCGCAACCTTTCCCTTGACTATAAGATCAGCGATCAAATGGGCTGCATTTAACGCTCTCACCCTTGGAAATAATTTAAAATATTCCGCAAATCTATCAAACGATGCCATTGCTTTGTTCTCATGATCCCCAGAAGCGTAACCCAATATTTCTGAGTGATTTCCGCAAAATAGCGCTTCATCAAAATCCATGAGCACAACTCTATCAATAATTTTTTCAATAATGTCTTGAGCTCCTGGAAAATCATTCATCGCGCACAAAAATATTGCCCTATTTAAGAGCACGGAGCTGATGTTGAGTGAAAGTGTAATCGTTTTTTCTAAAAATGCAGTTATCGCCTTCGTATCTCCGTTCTCGCAATTCCTAAGAAATTCATCACGTTCTTGTTCGCCTATACCATAATATGACATCTTGAAATCCTCCGTTGCTCATCAGTTTGAAAGTTGGTAATATCCACTTTGCGCGCGTCTTTAGTCAATCATCATGCTTTTCCATTTCTTCCATTATCTTCAGGTTTTCTTCCAATATGCGCACAAGATTCATATGCCCAAGAAATTCAGAAACTATAATATTAGCTTTAATTGTAGTAGGGTCTATAGGGCAAAAGGAGTTGTGTTTTTTGTTCCTTATATATCTTAATAAATTTTTAAGCGCGACCTCATTATTCATTGATATTGATGCGTTTAAGAGATCATCTATATTATCGATATAAACACTGCTATTGTCTTGCATTTTTTCAAATATGAACTCAATCATTTCTTTGGATTCTTTTGAGTCTTTTGTAATTAGTTTATACAATATCAAGCTGGTGCATGAAATATATTTATTGTTAAAAAATTTAGAAAAGAGAGACTTGGCTGTCTCCAACTGCCCACCATTGGCATATCCCGGGATAGCGTGGCCAAGTATAAAAAAAACATTTTGTTTGAACCAGTATGAGCCAGTATAAACGGTCTTAATAATTTTATCTACAATTTCTGTTTTGTTATTAAACGCTGCCTGATAGCAACCCATTGAGAAAAAATCTGCAAAATTAATTTTTCCACTAATAAATACATGATCTTTTAAGAAACTTTCGCAAAAAGAAAAAACAGCATCTTTATTGCCCTCAGTACAGTCCTTATAAAACTCAAACGCTTTTTCTTCGTTTAATTCAATCAACATTCCCTGTCTCCTCTCTATGGTTAGCAAAAAAATTACATTTTGGGTAGACTAACGACAAAATTGTGCGAGATGCTACGTTGCTCTACCACTGAGCTACCGGCCAATTAATTAGATCGGCCCGGACGGAATCGAACCGTCGACCCACGGCTTAAAAGGCGATGTAATCTCGCGGGCATTCATCAGCCTACCCAAAATATAAAAGGGGACAAGATCCGCATAAAAAATGCCAGAACCTACCCTGGCGCCAAGACTATACAGCCTTGGTAGGATTTGAACCTACGATATCATAGCTGATGTATTTCATGCATGCATTCCCCTCATGGGGAGACAAAAATTAGCAGGATTGTCTTTGTCGCTGCGCTGGTGCGACCCTCTGTAAGATGTAATCCTACAAGCATTCTCCCTATTATATTATTAGCTGGCTCTTGGGTTTTGTCAAATGATTTTCTCTTTTTCTATCTCTTTTACAAATAAATCCTTGTTGTTTGTCCCATTTGCGATCCTGGCGATTAAATCAAAAGTATTGTCTGAGAACCCGCCGATGTTGATGATATCCTCGCGCTCGAACGCCTGTGTATGATTGGTTGGGGTTAAGTCAATGCAGATCAGTTTGGCTTTGGGGTTATATTTTTTAATAATATTCCAAGCCTCGACTGTCTTAGTGCCATAATAGGTTTCGTTTTTGTCAATCCAAGATTGATTGTCAGAAACAATGATCACGGTATCTATAATCCATTTCATTTTGAGGATCAACCGAGGGATAAGGCTAAAATCTGTGCCTCCTCCGCAAATGTCGGCCATACGTTTGGCATTAGTCGCAATAGAATCCCTTGGATTTACCCTAAGTTCAGAAATTGTATCTGAGAAAGGCACAACCAAGGACTTAACATTTTTCCTCAAAATTGCCGCCCCAATCATCGCAGCCACGTCAACGCAGCGCGTCTTCGTACTTACCTTCCTTCTTCCCGTGATTTCATAGTTCATTGACCCAGACACATCTATCCCTACTAATACTGATCCCGGGATTTCAGGGACGTTATCTAATGAGGCTTCCATGGCATCCTGTAGAGCTTCTTTTATTTCATAGGGAGTTTCTTCGGCAATCGAGTGAAAAGCTGTTAGGAGCTGATATGGATAGGCTCTGGATTTCAATATGGTTGGCTTATCTCTCAGCCTGTTGGCTATCACCGACACCATTTCCTTATCTTTAAATACCTCATGCCTGTTGAAGGTATTGATATTCATTCTTGTCATTTGCCAGGGTGCATTCTTGGCAATCATTCTCCAATGTGATGGCGCTAAGTTGAGTGAGCTAAGCATTTGAAATGGAACATCTGGAAAAAGACTATCCTGAAATACCACGTCCTCCATGCTGCGTGACTTAAACTCAATATATTTTTGTAAATCTTCTGGAAGCAAAGCCGCATTAATATTTTCTTTCTTTCTAATAAATTTAAAGAGCTCGTTGCGCTTATCGTCTTTGGCTTTGGGATGAGTGCAAGCTATTATGTCGGACAGCGTTGGGCTGTGGCCGATGTAGCCTTTTATGAGCACCCTATCGCTGGCATTATTTAACCAAAGTTTTATCTCCTTCTTTATGCGGCTTCCAAAAGATTTTCTCTCCAATACCCCAGACCGTATAATTTGAAAAAAATTTCTTAGCATCTTTACATTATCGATTACTGTACGAAAAACAACTTCCCAATGCTTATAGCCTTTTACGGCAAGAAGGGCCACAAGAAAAGCGGGCGTATCTTTCATGTAACCTTTTTCTCGACAATAGATGGCACATTTTGCAATGAATTCTTCGTCTAAATTCTTACATACCTCTATTAAGTCAGATAGCTGTGTTTTTGCTTCTATGTAATAAGTATCACTAAAACATCCAGTCATGCAAAATTGCGCAAGTTTATGTTTGTCAGAAAACGAATAGGCGTTTCCCCCTGCCTCATTAAGCGTGTCGGTGTGAGGCATGAGCAAGCCTCTTTCCGTTTTAAACAATCCTAAATTTGCCACAATAACTCTCCCTTTTAGTTATATCCTTAAAAAACAAGAGGAATAACTAAATATTAGCTGAGCCACGATTTTTTGCAAATTTATTGCTAAGGAATAACATAAACCGTGAAAAGTAATGTTTTTTAAAATTAGGCTTTAAGTCATAATTCTGTATTGCGTAAATTAAATTGGATAACTCAGTCTTTTTTAGGCTGATGTTCGTGTACTTGAAATGGGTGCTGCGTTCTGGTTTTATCTTTTGCCATCCCATATCAATCTTTCTGATAGCACATATTCCAAGCTCTGGTCTTTCAAAATGCGCCCCATGAATAAAGCACAGCCTAGGGACATCCGGTATTTCAATCAGCCTGCTTTCTTTATATTTTCCATAGAAAGCAAATTTTCCGATATAGAATTCGACTCCGTGACAGTTCCTTCTCATACGGGAGGCTATCCCTATCAAAAAATTCATTAAAAAAATATCTCTGCTTATTTTAATTTTTTCATGATAACCAAGTTCTCTTTCTTTGTTTTCCCATATTTTCCCCCGCCTGTATTTGAATTCGCTGGAAAAATCCCAATTCTGACCGTATGTTTTTGTAAGAGGCCACCCATGCTTTAGGTGTTTGCCTAAATCATTTTCAGGCCAGTACCGAGAGAGTTTGATTTGATTGTACAGTCTGTCGACTGCTATGTTGATAGGTATGTAGCTATCAAAGTTATATTTTCTGAGTTTTTGCTTTAGCTTTACGTAGATAAACCTAAGAATTGATTTTGACTGATAATAAATCAAAAGAATTCCCACTAATACAAGGTAAGATATTATGCAAATTGAAGCCAGGTTAAGAATTAAAATCAGCAAGCTTTTCATGGTGTTATCCTTTATAAGGTATATACCAATGTATATACTATGGTGATACCTTAGTATATACAGTTATCCACACAGTTATGCACACCATTGTATACCTCTAGGTATAATCAATTGCCTTCAAAATCCGCTCTGGGCTTAATTTCTCGCAAATCACCAGGGCGGCCCTCATTACTTGAGAATAGTACAATTTTTTGTTACTCACAGCCTGAACCTGGGTATAGATCCTGTGTAATCGCGAGAGATCTTCTTGTGACATTTTTACGGGCTTAATGACGTCACGTTTCAGATATTTTTTTGTCAGTTTTGTTAGTTGGTGTTCTTTCTCTGACAGTGTAGAGCTGGCGGTATCTTTTAGTTTAGGCATGTTCTTGCTCCATGATTTCATCAACGAGATCTTTAAAAGCCCTTGCTGCGTTTCCGTTTTTATGAAAGGTGTAAACAAGCTCTAAGCAGGCTTGTGCTTTTTCCACGCTGGTACTTTCAGGCAATCGAGTTTTAAAAAGTTTTGATTCGTACGAGGCGAGTATCTTGTCTGAAAAATTGGTCATTTCGTATTTTGGTCTATTCTTATTTTTTAAAATTTTATAGTTAACTTCCTCAATTGAAGTTTCCTTTACTTCACAAATCGTCTTTTTTAATGACGCAATCTCGTCTAAGGAGAACTTTGCGCTATCTGTGACCATGATGAATTCTGTGGCGGCAAATATGGCCATGTAGAGTAATGTACATTTTGTGGGGGGTGTATCGATGATAATGAAGTCAAAGGGAAACTTTTCAGTAATGTACTTTAGGTGGTATGCCAGAAATTTTATGTTATTAGGTCTCCCTATGAAATTGTCTGCTAAGTGTGAGTTGTCTTTATAAGCTGGTAAAATGTATAAGTTTTCCAACTTTTTTTCTTTATAGGTCGCATTTGTCAGGTAATTTTCATAATCTAGCTTAGCATGTGCTCGTTGTTCCAATAATTTAAAAACATCTTTTTGATCATTATGAAATCCTTTAGCAAAGGCATCGGTGGATTGCCTTTCTAGATCGACCATCAGCACTTTTTTTTGGTGAAATTCTGACAGTCCGTAGGCGATATGCATGGCGCAAGTGGTTTTTCCGACGCCTCCTTTTCTATTCATTGGTCCTATGATCCGCATTTGAGTAGCTCCTTAAATAAATAGGTGTATATTATCATGCATACGACTGTATATACCATTGTACATATGATCGTATATATTATATATATGTTACATTGTGTTACCTTTTTTTAAAAAAAAGTTGAATTTTTATTAAAAGAAAATAAAATTGGCTTAAGAGGAAAAGGCGGGGGTGTTTATGTTTTCTGGCACAGGATTTGGCATTGTAGTAGGTATGGCTATCATGTTTTTTTATGATTTATTGTTCCCATACCTAGTTAAGTTTATTTTCTGATATTTATTAGTTTGACGAGAGATGAAAAGTTAACTATATAGTTAATATGTCATCAATCACTCTGAATATGGAGATCTCGTCATGAAATTAAAACATTGGATTTTATTGTTAGGCCTATTACTTATTGGGGTATGCATATGTTTATACACTGCTCGTCCCGCCGCGGCCGACTGTTTTGATGGATTTTATTCTGGGGTAGGTCTTGGAACCTCTTTACATCCACTGAAAACCGTAGGCACTAGAAACGTTACCTTTGATAACATATCTATGGGGCCTCTCATTGAATCGTTAGAAACAAGACGTAATGCCTGCCCTATCTTTAGCGGTTTTATTGGATATGCTAAGCATTTTGATAAATTTTATAGTGCGCTTGAAGGCACCTTAGAGTATGCAAGAAAACGCGACAAAATCATTAAAGACACAAAAATGCAGTGGGAGCCGATCTACATCAAGCATTATAGCAAGATAAATTACCAATTAAGAGACGTAGAGCCATCACTGGATTTGAAATTTGGATACCGTACCCATGATAGAAGCGTGCTTTATTATAGAGTTGGTGCAGCTTACAACAAAATTAAGGGTCATGTATATGTGAATTCAATCGCGCACCACGATGGAATGGGTGAGCATTTTGACGTTACCGCAGTCGAAAACTTTAGCATGAAAGCGCCAAGCTTTAGAAATGGAGTGGGCATCCTCTATAAATTCGATCGCTTCAACCTGCAAGCAGACTATGTATTAAGTCATTACGGCACAAAGCGCATTAAAAAAACAAGTAAACATACTAACCCAAATTTTGTCACAAAAGTGGAGCATGGAAGCGACCTAAAGTTAATGCATCAGGCGTTTAAATTATCTATTATTTTTTAATCTAGCCTCAAGGGAGAGGATCATGATTTTATTTATTTTGTTATGCCTAGCAACAGTAATTTTTATACCATTGGGCATTATTATGATATGCGTTGGCCATTATAGGTGGATGACGACAATTCTGTCGATTGCGATCCTATGGGGCTTCACATTTATAGCTTGCCTTGAACGCATCAACCCAGGTGAAGTGGGTGTTGTGGTTAATCTGCTGGGCTCAGAGAAGGGTGTAGAAGAAAAAGAATTAAAAGTTGGTTATCATCTCATTACCCCCTGGCAAAAAATCTATAGATTTCCGATTTTTGACCAAAATCACCAATGGACTGAATCTGAAGGCTTTAGTTTTCAGACCCAAGAAGGCCTATCGGTGCATGCGGATATCGGGATCAGTTTCAATTTGCTTCCCGCCAAAGTGCATGAGCTTTTTTGTAAGTATAGAAGAGGCATGCAAGAAATCACTGACCTTTTTATACGTAATAATGTTAGGGATGCTATCAATCGCCATGCTTCAAAAATGAAGATCGAGGATTTATATGGTCAGAAAAAGGAGGAGTTCTTTAATGAAATCTTAAGTGATTTACATAAAGAATTGCAGCCTTTGGGATTTAATATCTCACACATATATATTATAGGTCGGTTTGGTGTTCCAGATAATGTTAAAGAAGCCTTAAATCGTAAGATAGAAGCCACCCAGAGGGCTCAGCAGCGCGAGAATGAATTAAGGGAAGCAGAAGCAGAGGCCAAGAAACAAATTGCCTTTACGGAAGGCTCAGCGAGAAGCGCTATGATCACTGCCAAAGCAACTGCCGATGCGCTACTACTTGAAGCTAAGGCTCAGGCAGAAGCCAATAGAATGTTATCTCAGTCACTTACAAGAGAAGTAATAGAATATCAGGCGACGCTTAAGTGGAATGGCATTTTACCAAGTGCCATGAGCGGAGAACAGATGCCGTTTCTTTTATCGGTTGGGGGTAGAAAATAAATGCAACTTAGTAAAATAACAAAAAAACTTTTCTTGAAACTTTTTGGCAAAAAAAAGAAGAAACCAAGAAAAAAAGTTCTCAGAAAAAAGGACAGCGCAATTGTATTAGAACGCAAGGACAGTTGCGCTGTTACTAAAAGTTGCGATGAAAGTTCTGATGGCAAAAAGCTTTGTTCAATAGAACTAGGCGACAATAGGGAGGGATATCGTGATCAAGAAAAAACCTAAAAAATCAAATATTGTTAAAAAGTCTAAAGCTGCCCCATTAAAAAAAACCTCTAAAATAAAAGACGATCTAAGGAAAAAAATAAAAGCAGCTTCTTTGGATATAGAACAAGCGCTTAAAATGTACCCAAAACACTTTATGCTTCTTGTAAAATTTGATGATGAGGGGACTTATTTAATACATAAAAGAATCCCAACTTCAGAATTTATTTTTGAAGGCCGGGGTATGACCTGTGGGGATTTTCAGCCTGTCATCAAAAAATACCGATGCTCTTATAATATCGTGTTTTTAATTGGCTCAAAACACAGCAAAGTCAAAGATGATTTTTTGAAAAAAATAATCGATTTTGGAACACCTTATTACTTTGTTGAGGACTTTGTTAGCGTATTTGATGCGATGTTTGGTGCCAGAACCTCTAGTGAGAAGGAAGTAAGACTATGTCAATAGATGACAGATGCGAAGATGATAATCCTCATGATTTTTTGGTTACCAAAAAGAAAATTAATTTCGATTCAGAGCTGGTCACCGAGCTTCTTTGCGTAAAGTGTTTAAATGTTTATTCCATAGAGGAAATAATTGATCGCTCAATCAAAATCAAGGGTTGCCCTAAATGTCATAAAGATGAATAGAAAAGATTTTATTGCATTATTTGGTCGTGATGCATCTTTAAAAATTAGCGGTGTGAGCGCTGGCATTCTGGATAGTCTATCGTTGTTGTTATCCGTTTCTATGCCGGAAGATATAATAGACGATAAAAATTTTCAAGAAATTCGTGGCAGATTTTCTTATTATTTAATAGATTCTTTGGTTGAGGTTCATGTAGCTAAGGATGCTTTGAAAATTTTTACAAACTTGGTCGATAAACACATTATTTTTATATGATAACGGAATGAATTTAAATGAAAATTAACATGGTTAACGATCCTATTATGATCTCACCTTTTGAAGAGGGTGCTTTTGATAAAAAAACAATTAAAAATTATGAAGAGCTTCTTGGCATAGAATATATAAGATGTATTACTTTAGATCCCGGGTTCGATAAGTTTGTCCAATATCATAGACAGGAAGGTCGAAAATTGGTGCTATCAGCCAGGTATAAACTGTATAGAAGAAATCAATATTTTAAAGAAGATGATTTACCAGAGTTCTCCCCCTATATAAGGCACATAGCATGGCTATCTCATGCATTTCTAAATGTCGAGGTAATGTACTCAGGAAAACCCTTTTCTTTTGACACTGAACTGACTATTCTGAACGATCCTGTGTGTGAGAATTCGTTAGTTGATCAGCAGAGGCGATCCATTGCCTTAACCTCACGACCCTCGCCTTAGTTTTTCCTACTTGAAAAAGGTTTTCAGAATTAGCGTATATCATGTAGGATTCGTTATCTATTTTTTCCCCATTTATTCGGACCGCGCCAGACTTGATATGTCTTCTGGCCTCCATATTGGTTTTAGTTAAACAACTATATTTTAGCAAATGAACAATATTTAATCCATTCTCGGTGACCTGGAGAGTTACTATTTCGGAATTTTTTGGCAACGCTTTTTTTTGAAATCTATCTATGAATTCAGCTTTGGTTGAGATGGCAGCGTCTGGGCCATGGTAAAGGGCCGTTAATTCTTCTGCTAATAGCATTTTAACATCCCGAGGATTAGTATCCATATGCAAATATTCTATAAACGCTTTTTTAGAATCCTTTGAACCCACGCTTAGTAGCGTTATGTATTTTTCTAAAAGCGTGTCTGATATTGACATGATTTTTCCAAACATTTCTTGAGGAGAATGGTTCAGACAAATCGCATTTCCGAGTGATTTTGACATCTTCATTTTACCATCCAACCCCTCAAGGAGTGGAAGCATAATGATAGATTGAGGATTCTGGCCAAATGACTTTTGTAATTCTCTTCCTACCAATAGGTTGAACTTCTGATCCATGCCGCCAATTTCGATGCCGCATTTAAGGTGAACGCTATCATAGCCTTGCAAGAGTGGATATAAGAATTCATGGATGGAGATCGGAAGGTTTTCTTTATATCTATATATGAAAGTCGTTGCGTTCAAGCATCCTTGCACGGTGTATTTACTGGCTATCCCTATTAAATCTTGTAACTTTAATTCGGATAGCCATGTAGAATTAAATAATAGTTCAGTTTTGTGTGGATTAAGTATTTTAAAAACCTGATCTTTGTAGGTCTGGGCATTCTTAATTACCTCTTCTGGACTCAACGCTTTTCTAGCAGTCGTCACGCCCGAGGGGTCGCCTATCATTGCTGTAAAGTCCCCAATAACCAATAATACGAGGTGCCCAAGATCTTGAAATTTTCTAAGCAGGTTAAGCAACACGGTATGCCCTAAATGTAGGTCTGGTGCTGTTGGATCAAATCCTGCTTTTATTCTGAGAGGCTTTGGATGGACATGACAGAGGTTTAATTTTTTTTCAATTTCACTTTCGCCAATCGCTTCGTATTCGTGTGTAATTATATCGCTTAATTTCATTTGTGTTTCTCCGAAACCTAACTATACTTATCTTATCTTAATAACTTCGGTGATTTTATGCAAGAAAAACTATTAGATAATTTACACGGCAAAGAACCAGAACAATGTGTAAACATACTAACTATATACCTTAATCAAATTGGAAAAATTCCAAGGCTAACACAAGAGGAAGAGAGACACTATGCCGTGCTTGCGCGAATGGGTGATAAGGTTGCTCGTGACAAACTCATCACCTCCAACCTTAAGTTAGTTGTTAACCTATCTAAAATATATAAGGCGCGCGGCTATGACATCAGAGATTGCATTGAAGAAGGAAATATAGGCCTGTTCAAAGCCATCGATAAATTTAACCCAGAATCGGGCTGTCGATTTTCTACATACGCGGCATACTGGGTAAGGGAAGCGATAGAGCATTCTTTTTCCAACAATGATAGAAACGTTTTGTTGCCATATAATATAGTTTCCAAAATAAATAAAATCATAAAAAAAAATGATGAACTTACTAAGAAACTACATAAGAGACCTACTCTAGAACAAATTTCGCAATGTTTAGGAGAAAACCAAAACGAGATCGCAGCATTAATTAACATCAGCCTTAATGGTCCATCCTTAGATGAACTGGTAGAGGGTCTTGTCGCGACGCGTTCAGCAATGATGATGCATACATCGCAGCGCAACAAACGTCTTGGATCGATGGACATTACATACAGAACGCTACTTGATATAGTTCAATCAGACGATCCGTCCCCAGAATCCCAAGAGATAAAATTTGAAGAGCGTCAAAATGTCTATGCATTACTGAATAGCTTAAGTCCTCTTCAAAGAAAGGTGTTAATGATGCGCTACGGGTTAAATGAAAACCAAGAAGAAAACATATTTGCTGAAATCGGTCGTCAGAATGGTGTATCTCGTGAAAACATCCGTCTTTTGCACAACAAAGCCATACAAAACATACGAAAATTCATTAAAGAAAGAAACATAAAAAAGGAGGACATTTAAGGTGGACTACAAAGATATTATTTCTGCAAAAGAAGATAATGACCTGCCAAAAAGAAATATTTCATCCATACAGGATGATGCATGGAAAATAAAAAGCCTTACCCTGGATCAATACAAAATTTCTCTCCCGGATCATGGCTTACAGACTACGATCTCGAGCGGATCTCAAGACTCGAAGCCTCTACCTCCTTGCTCGAGTTTACTAAACAAGCTTGGCCACAGATTGAGCATACACCTTTTGTCAGCGGATGGTACATTGAAGCGCTTTGTGAACATCTTGAAGCTGCCCTTCAAAGAGAAATCAAAAACTTAATCATAAACGTCCCTCCCAGAGCCAGCAAGTCAACTATCATAAGCATTATGCTTGCGCCATATTGGTGGATCACGCATCCAGAAGAGCGGTTTCTATATGCATCCTACGGAAGTGATTTATCTAACGATCACTCTATAAAATGCCGTCGCGTCATCTCCTCTCCCTGGTACCAATTGCGTTGGGGAGATAGGTATCGTCTCGTTGGAGATCAGAATACCAAAGAGCGATTTGACAATAATCAGACCGGCTATCGCATTGCCACATCTGTCGAAGCAAAAATTATGGGTTTTGGTGCAAGCATTTTGATTTGTGACGATCCTAATAATGTGAGAGATGGGGAGTCAGAAGCTTCACGCAAAAAAACCAATGATTTCATCTCTGGGGGCTGGTCCACCCGGCTAAACGATTTACTCACTGGCGTAAAAATCGTCGTACAACAGCGCGTTCATCAGCAAGATGTATCTGGTTACTTGATGGAGCATGACTTGGATGGTGAATGGGTAAAGCTCATCTTGCCAATGGAGTTTGAGAAATCCAGGGTTTGTAAAACAATTATCTTACCTTCAAGCCACGGAAGGATATGGCAGGACCCGCGTAAGGCAGAAGGAGAAGTGATTTGTCCTGAGCGGTTCTCTCCTCCCGCGCTCAAGCGTCTAAAGAATGGTTTAGGATCTGAATATAAGGTGGCTGGGCAACTTCAGCAGCGCCCAAGCCCTGAAGATGGCGGTCTCATAAAACGCAGTTGGTTTTCTAAGTGGAAACAATCCCGCCCCCCAGAAGTTATTCAAATCATCCAGTCCTGGGATACGGCCTTTGAAGATAAAGAGTTTAATTCCTATTCTGCTTGCTCTACTTTCGGGCTTTTTTATGATGACAAAAAAGTACCTCAGATCATCTTGCTCAGCATGTGGCGGGGAAGAGTGGAATATCCAGAGCTCAGGGCCATGGCAAAACGTCTTTATAACGATTACCGAGATGACGGTCGTAATCCTAACCTAAAAGTCGATAAGCAAGGAAACTTTAAACCTCATCTTGTTCTGGTGGAGGGGAAGGCCTCCGGTTTATCTTTGATTCAGGATTTGCGCAGAGCCGGGATCCAAGCCACAAAATTTGATCCCACGCGGTTCGGAGACAAAATGCAGCGCGTGAGATTAATCAGTTATTTAATCCAAGCCGGAAAAGTTTGGCTTCCCGCTTTGGCCCCCAGTTTTACAAAGTTACGCTCTTTTGCAGAGACGTTTTCTGAGTGCTGTGCTTTGTTTCCAAATGATGAAGACAGGGACGTAGTTGATACCCTAACCCAAGTGCTTTTAAGGCTACTATATTCTGGCTGGATCACGCACCCAGAAGATCCTGATCTCAACTTTTCAGAGCCGGATCGCAAAATGCCTCAGCTTTATTAAAAAAATTATTCCATACCTCATAGTATGGGACAGCAATTTGACGCCCAAGGATGGGCACCAGAATTATTTGATCAATTTCAGGGACAGCCTGAACCAATTGATGAATTCAGCCAACAGCCTCCAATGCATGCGCTTGAGCCAGAGCCAGAAATCGATGAAATTCCCCAAAACCCATTTTATAAAAACTTAGCCTCAAGCATAAACAAAGGCCAGCTCTCTCTCTTAGCGCAAGATTTATTACAAGCCATCGATGACGATATCAGTTCACGCTCTGAATGGGAAAGCTCCATTAATCGCATCATGCAATTTTTGGGCTTTAAAATAGAAGAGTATCGAGATGTCCCCTTCGCAAGAGCCTGCGCAGCCTTTGATTCCACCTTATCGACAGCGCTATTGCGTTTTTATGCCATAGCCCGGGCTGAGTTATATCCCACCAAAGGCCCCGTCAAAACTGAAATTATCGGCGCTCAAACCGAAGAACGATTCATGCAAGCCAAGGCCGTGGCTGAGTTTATGAATCACTATCTTACCAAAATCGATGAAGGATATTATCCAGATTCCGAGCGCTTATTAATGTATGTAGGCCTTTTTGGGTGCTGCTTCAGAAAAATTTATTACGATCCCATACTTAAAGCCACGATCGCAAGACATGTCGCCCCGCAAGATCTCATTATCAATAACTCAGCTACCAGCATCCTTGAATCAGATCGCATTACACACCGCATTCAGCTCAGCAAAAAAGAAATAAAACTCAGACAACAAGCTGGAATTTATTTAAAAGAAGTCGATTTGCCAGACATTAATGATAACGAAGAGTCAGAATCAAAAGTCAATAAGACAATAGAAAGAATAGAAGGGATAGATACCTCAAGACAAGACAATAAATCCCTATTTACTTTTTATGAAATTTATACAGATTTAATATTGGATGATTTTGATCAAGAATACCACCACGATGAAATTCCTCTGCCCTATATCGTTACCATCTGCGCCACCTCAAAACAAGTATTTTCAGTGGTTAGAAACTGGAAAGAAGGTGATCAGCGATTCGTTAGAAAGAAACATTTCGTAAAATACGCATTTTTGCCTAACTACGGCATTTACAACCTAGGCATGGCCCATACCATGGGCTCTAACGCTATTGTATTAACCTCTGTTTTACGGCAGTTGGTCGACGCCGGCACCGTGAAAAACTTCCCTGGCGGCATACGCCAGGCAAACATGAAAATCGAGCAATATGATAAGCCGATTGGACCTAATGAATTTAGACCCGTTGAGACAGGGGGCCTACCTTTACAAGAATGCTTGATGGTGATGCCATATTCAGAGCCATCACAAGTATTGCAATCCTTAAGGCAGGAATTAAAAGAAGACACTAATAACCTAGGCATTGCAACAGAAATGCCTGTTTCCGATAATAGAGCTGATGCGCCCGTGGGAACTACCCTTGCTTTGCTCGAAGTTAGTTCACGCCTACAAAGCGCCGTATTGAGATCCCTTCATTTCTCGCAAGGCCAGGAATTTCAAATGCTCTCTGAAGCATTTGCGGAGCACATGCCAAATGATCCCTACACCTTTGACTTGCCCGGAAAAGAAGCCTTCATTGTTAAATCGTTTTTTAATAAAAATATCGGTATTATTCCGGTATCCGATCCCAATGTAACCACTAGCACCCAAAGAATTTTAAAAACAGATGCTATCAGAAATATCGCTCTAAGCGCCGCTCAAATCCACGATTTAAGAGAAGTCTACAAAGAGCTATATCAGGCCATGGGCGTCCCACCTGAAGTCATCGAGAAAATATTACCTGCGCCACAATCCGTACCCGCGCTCGATCCTGTCACTGAAAACGGCCTCATCATGCAAGGAAAACCTGTCAAGGCCTATCCGTTTCAGAACCATAAAGCGCACATCATGACGCATATGACGACCCAGCAAAATCCGCTTGGCATGGCACATATCCAAGAACATCAGGCTATGGATTATATCAACGATATGCAACAGCGTATGGGAATAGTGATGCCGCCTATCGAACAAATCATGCAAAACCCAGAGCTTGCGAACGAGATTTCTATTAAGGCAGCCGAGGCGACACAACAATTATTAGCAGAACAACAACAGCAGAACCCACCCCCATTAGATCCCAATATGGTCATGATGGAAGACATCAATCAACATCGAGAAGCAGCCTCCCTTAAACACGAAGAAGCAAAACTCAGGGCTGAGACAGAAGCCTATAAAACACAAACTAATTTTGAGGCAGAGAAAATGAAGCTTGAAACACAAAAACAATTGGCAGACGACAAGAATCAAAAAGATTTAGCAATTGCTGAAATGAAAATCAATGAGCAAAAAGAAAAGGGATTATGGGACAGGTTTAAAAGCCTAAGAAATAAACAGTTTGGAGGAAATCAATAATGAAAGAACCAGGAATGAAATTAATGGCCGGCTACGTGGGTAAAAAAGATCCCAACCGCGCTGAAGCCAGAAAACTATTAAAAGGCGATGTCAAAGACATGATCATGCCAAAACCTAGAGAAAGCGCCAGCAGTAGGGGGAGAGAGAACTTACGACCCTTCAAAAAAGGCGGTCATGCCCATTGCATGCCAAAAACACAAACAAACATGGTGCTACCTAAACGCGAAGCATCCTCAAAATACAAAATCGAGAAATTCTCGGAGGCTGAAAAAATGAAGAAATCACACGGTGGATCGGTATACGAACAGGAAATGACCGGAGAACGTCCAAGCAAGAAAACACCTCACATTAATTACGAAACACAAATGAGGGGCGAACACGGCAAGAAAGCAAAAATGGCATCTGGAGGATGTTTTAAGAAAGGGACCCACGTTAAAAGAGCCATGGGCGGTCCTGGAAAGATGCGAAAAGATGAAATGACAAGCAGCGGCATGCCTGTGTTTAAAAAAGGCGGCAGAAAAAGCTAAATATGATTGAGCATTTTAAAGAAATTTTCCTAAAACGATTAAGGGAAAAAATTGTCGAGCAGGAAAAGTCTTTATTAGAAGGCCCAGTCAACACGATGGAATACTACAAGATGATTTTTGGCCATCGCAAGGGATTAAGAGAGGCAGAAGAATTATTTGTGAAAGTACTAAGGGAAATGTTATCGCCAAAAGACAAAGGGGAGCAACCAAGGGATGAGCAATCAAAGTATTATTGAAAGCAGAAACGTTATACCAAAAGAAGTCTACGAAAGAAAATTAGCCACAAAAAAAATAGAAGATGAGTTAGGGTTTTCTATTCCTATCGAATGTCAAAACCGGCGATTGCTGATTATGCCTTTTACTCGATATGGTAAAAAAGATGCGCCTGTTCGCCAAGGGAGCGTCATTATAGCACCATCCAGCAGAACGAAGTATGACGAGTTTGAAGCCCGGGTCGGGCGCGTGCTGAAGATGGCAGACAATGCTTACACCGGAGAAAAATTCGAAGGCGAAAAACCAAGCTGCACTGTCGGAGAATGGGTTGTTTTTGATAGAAGCTGCCAGCAAGGCCGTATCTGCTACAAAGGGATCGCCATGACATTTATCTACGACGATAAAGTCCTTGGAACAACAACTGATCACGAAAATTTTGAATTTTACGATAATTAAAATAGATTTGGAGATTAACAATGCAAGAACAAGAACATGAGTTCGCAGAAGCATCCCAACAAAATGAAGAAAATATCCAACAAGAACCTGAAAAAGGATCCCCTGAACCAGAAACCCAAGAGCCTGCCCCAGAGCCAGAACAAGAAAACCAAGAAAGCGAACAGGAAGAAGAAAAGCCATATCCAGAAAGAAACCCATATAAAACGCTTTTAAATAGAAACGAGCGTGAACGTTACAGGCTTAAACAGGAAAACGAACAACTAAAACAGCAGCTTGAAGAGACGGCCAGGTTAAACGCGTTATCTTCTGAAGCGGCCTCATTTCATTACAAGCAAAGCGTTGATCATAAATTACGTGAAGCTCAAGACAGATACTCAAGAGCAGTGCAAGAGGGGGATGCTGAATCCCAAATAAAAGCCAATCAAGACATTGTGGAATCCATGTCTGAAAAGCATAGAATTGAGCAAAAACAAGCAGAACAAAAGCTCTACCAGGAATATTATCAACCCCCACAAAGGCAAACCGAGCCAGAAGACATTTTGTCCCAACTTAACTCCTATCAAATGCGAGAGACCGTTAATTGGCAACGGCAAAACGCTGGTTGGTTTAACCCAAACTCACCCCATTACGATCCAGAACTTGCTCAATTAGCAGACGATTATTCTGAGATGAAGGCGCTTGAATATCAACGAAGAGGTGAGCCATTTAAGGTGCTGTCTGGCGAATATTTTAACGATCTTAATAAATATATAAATAGCGTCAGGCAAGATCGCGGAGATCCGGCACACACCATGCAACAAGAAAGGAGACCCCTTGTTATGAAACCTTCTAATCAATACGTATCTCCCATTACCAACAGAAGCGCGCATAGCTATCAAAAACCAAAAGAACGTCAACTAACCAGACAAGAATACAACATGGCCAAAGAGCTCAGGATAGATCCTGAAATATATCGAAAGCAAATCGTAAATCTAGAAAAACTAGGACAGTACAAAAGGGGGTAGGAAATAAAAATGAAAAGGAAATCACAAAACAAACCAAGAGAATTTGAAGAAAGAGAATTCGAAGGCCGAGAGCTGGAAGGAAGGGAATTCGATAGCGAACAACCCGATGTTTTAGAAAACCCAACCGACGATCCCTTGTTTATTCCTCCAAGAATAGTGCCAAAAGACAAGATTTACTATTGGGTGAGACAAGCTATTTATAACGAACCAGATGATAGACGATACTCAATGATGAGACGAAAGGGATGGACGCCCGTCCCCGTCTCAAGACATCCAGAATTTGCAATCGCCCTTAAAGGTAAAGACAGATTAGATGATAAAGGGGTAATTGAGTTCGGCGGCCTCATTCTTTGCGAGCGAGATAAACGCACATGCGATAAAGAAGCATATGAAAGATCAATAGAAGATCGCAGACGAGTTAATAGTTTATCAGGTCTTGATGGGTTGCCCGCAGATCACCATTTCCCTGTCACGTTTCAAAATCAAATGCAGGGTACATTTTCTGATGGCAATAGCGCCGGGTTTATGTAATCGCTTGTCAACGATATAAAAAAATTCTATATCGTTGGTACAACATTTAATAACTCATATTAGCCGCCCTAAGACGTACGGGCGGCATTTTATCGGGGGGCCATCCCGTAAAAAGGCCTACTCAACTCCGGTGGACCGGCCACACAATCGGTACAGAGCTTGGTTGGGCTCAGGGTAAAAGTCGATAGCCATTAAACGACGATGGACGCGCGCAAGCGCTTTTATTTATCAGTTTAATGGAGATAAAAAAATGACATATGCCGCTGGCACTAACTCTCCTTGGGGATTTCGACCAGAAAGACACATCAACGGTTCTTCTTGGAATGGTCAAACAAAAATTTTCAGAATCGCTTCTGCTTATGCAACTTCTCTGTATACGGGCGATCCTGTCACTCAAAATGGCAATGGCACAATTACAATTGCTACCGCGGGCGCTAATCCCATTATCGGTATTTTTATGGGAGTTAAATACATAGATGCAAGCGGAAACCCTCAGTATTCGCAATATTGGCCAGCTAATACGGTATGTACTAGCCCATCTGGCTTAGGCGCTTATGCAGACGCAGAAGTTTGCGTAGACACCTCAGTCGAATACAACATTCAGGTTTCTAATTCTACAAACGTCGCGCCTACTGCTGCAAACGTATCTATCCAAACCGCTCAATTATTTTCAAATGCGGCATTTGGTGTAGCGGGCGGTGGGAATGCTGGGATCACTAATCCTGCAACCGGTTCAACCCTAACGGGACAATCTGCTTATTACTTAGACGCAAGCACGCTTGCTGTAACGGCAGATTTGCAACTCAAAGTCATCGACTTTGTACAAGCACCCGGAAACGTAAGCGGTGTTCTCTATAACAACGTCTACGTAACGCTCAATAACGACGTATTAAATTCCGGCACCGGTACCCTCGGCGTCTAAAGAAGAATTAAAGGAGATTTAATCCATGGCAATGACAACAACTCAAATTTCCAACCTACTTAGGCCCGGACTTGCTGCAATTTGCGGTGATTATCCAACCTATCCAACAGAGTGGTCGGAAATATACGAAACATATGAATCAGATAAGGCCTTTGAAATCGAAGAGGAAATGAAATTCCTCGGGATCGCTCGTTTTAGGGACGAGGGAGCCCCCACACCGATGGACACAATGGGTCAAAGATTTGCTACGACCTATCAGCACAGATATCTGGCTCTAATGTTCAATATCACCAGACAGGCTCAGCTAGATAACTTGTACAAGCAGAAGTTCCCCATGATCGCTAAGAGCTTCAAGCGTTCATTCTTGATCGCTAAAGAAACCCTTGGCGCTGCTGTTCTAAATAATGGGTTTACTACCCAACTAACTGGCGATGGTCAGCCATTGTTCTCTACAGCGCATATCATCGACACAGGAACAGTTGCAAATCGTCCCACCACGGGTTCCGACATGAACGAAACCAGTTGGGAATCTGGATTGATTCAGGTAGCGTTCTTCAAAGACATTGCCGGTAACCCAACCCAAGCTAAGGTTGTCAAACTCATTGTTCCACCTCAGCTTGAGTATGTAGCTTGTCGATTAACTAAATCTGCATTTAGAACAAATACTCCAAATAACGACATCAGTGCAACTTATCACATCGGTAGCGCTCCAGAAGGGTACAGGGTCAACCATTATCTTTCTAGCGGTTCCGCATGGTTCATGTTAACCGACTCACCAAACGGGTTCAAGATGTACCAACGCGAACCATTCCAAACAGATACCTATGTTGACTTTCTAACTGACAATATACAATGTAAGGGTCTGGAACGCTATTCATTTGGGGTAACTAACTGGCGAGCTGGCTGGGGCAATCCTGGTCAATAAGGAGTATAACACATGGCTAGTATAAATAAAATATCCTACGCCAGGTTTACATCAGCCGTCCTCATTGGTGATACCGAAAGTGTCACCAATGGATCCACTGATAATATTCCTGCGCTTACCAATGTCACCGTTTCCGGCACCACCGCACCCGTTGACGCATGCCTAGAACTCAAATCTATATAAGGCGCATTTTTACCGCCCAGAATGACAACAGCTCAAAAAAATGCGCTTGTTTATGTCACCACTGGGATGCGAGTTTTTGATACTGATTTAAATTCAGATCAAATATACATCAATAGCGGTTGGTCAAGTATTGGTGTCATGCAGTTTGCAAGCGGCACGATCAACAATGCAGGCCTTTTAGCTTTGTATGCAACCCCATCATTGCTCGTTGCAGCACCCGGAGCCGGTCTCACCATCATGGTAAACCAACTCATGCTAGAGCTCGTCTATGCAGCAGCTCCAACAGGGGGAGGCGCTGTTTTTGCTCAATACAAAAACACAGTGAACGCAGGCGGAACAGCAGCAACCGCAACCATTCCAGCAGCAGGATTTACAGGCGCAGCCGCTAGTACCATTTTTGGTGCAACAGGTCTGCCTGGTACCATTGCAGCCCCATTACCAACTACCGCCAACACAACTAACTCTGGGATTTATCTCACCAATGGAACCGCCAACTTTGGCGGCGGCGCGGGTTCTAGTTTGCGTTGGTACTTAAATTACACCGTCGTTCCAGTCACTTAGGGAGATTGACATGAAAGGGAAGGAAAAAATTGAAGAACGTCTCAAACAAAGACAAGAAGAATTACAAAAAAATCAAAAGCGGTTGAACGAGATGAATTCGTTTATTGAAAAAACAACAAACGATATTCGCTCAACCAGAGACGTCATTGTGTACTTAACAGGCGCAATCCAGGAAACACAAGAATTATTAAAAATAGCCGCCGAAGAGGAAACAAAAGAGAATAAATGCCAAGAGTAAGCTTATTCACATGGCCACTAACAAGCACAACAGCCATATGCGCTGCGCAGACACTTGCGGGTGCAGGTAGCTTTACGATCAATGGCTCTCTTGCTACGGAGACTATTCCTGGCGGTCCAGCCACGCAAGTAGTTTTAAACAAGATCGCAAGGACCGTCTCTATTTTTTCAGCGGGAAATAATACCGGCGTTAATTTTACGATTACCGGCAGCTTCAATGGCAGATCGCAAACCGCCACAATAGCAGGCCCCCTCCCTGGAAATACCGTTTATACCACGGGTACGTTTTTCGATGTCATTACCTCTGTGACAACAAATCTTGCAACAGTAGGAAATGTTTCAATAGGCACAGGCACGACGGGGGTAACACACTGGTTCAATAGTGATCAGTACGTCAATGTCCTTGGGTTATCTTGCCAAGCGATCGTGACAGGCACCATTACATATTCATTTTTAACTACGCTTGACGATCCAAACGATGTCGCTAGTCCCACTTCTTTTACTCCAATTGCGGCCATGACCGGCGCTACTACAAACCAACTGGGTAGCATTTTAACACCCACAAGAAATTCCAGGATTGCCGTGACGGCCTCTGACGGAACGGGCGCATTAGCCATTACCTTCTTACAACAAGGACAATAAATGGGCAGAGCTAAGAAAAATTGGATCCAAGGCGCACTCAAAAATGTTACCTCCGGCAAAACAAGAGGAAAACTGCATGATGAGTTAGGCGTAGCAAGAGATAAAAAAATACCGATGAGAGAATTAGAAAAAGCCGCTCACTCAGACGATCCGCTCGAAGCAAAACGCGCAAGGTTAGCAAAAACCCTTAGAGGATTCCGTCGGGGCAGATAAGGATGAGTAATGGCAAGTTCAGGGACCTACACTTTTGGAAATCAGCAAACAGAGCAAATCATTAGAGATGCTTATGAGCGCATTGGTGTAAATCCTTCAACCATCACTGAACAACAAATAGACACAGCTCAACGCTCACTAAACTACGTCTTATCTTCCTGGCCAAATAGAGGCTTAAACCTCTGGACCGTACAATTTAATATGTTAGCTTTGATAACCAATCAAAGCACTTATACATTACCCGCAAACACAAATTCCGTATTAGAAGTCACACTCAGAACCTCTAACCGAAACTTAGGGGGCACCGCTTTTTCATCCGCGGGAGGGACTGCACAAAATGCATTCTCTGGCAACCCTAATCTTGCCTGTACACAAATATTTCCAGACGGATATATCTCTTATACCTGGCCCACCAATGTTTCCTATGCCACCGCCATGGTTGGTGTGCAATCAAACGCCACACTAACTTATACGCTTGTTTTTGAATACTCAAACGATAATGGCGTGACTTGGATCGAGGCTGGAGCCGCGCCCGCGCAATCTTTCCCTAGAGGACAAAATATCTGGTTTGTGATCCAGGCCCCTGTGATGGCGAATGCGTTTCGTGTAAGAGAAACTGACGGCGCAACGCTAAACATACAAGAGCTTTATTTTAATACAGCGCTCAATGATACATTGATGACGCCTGTTGCCATGCAAGAATATATGGCTTATCCCAATAAAAATCAAACAGGGCAGCCAACTTGCTATGTGGTTGATAGGTTAATATCCCCAACATTAATTGTCTGGCCCGTTCCTACCGCACAATTTACAGCGGTTTTCTTTCGTAGCGAAAGCATGATGCAGGATATAGGCACGATGAGAAACTCAGCACCAGTACCTGT